TTGGCTTATTGATACGGCAAAAGAAGGGGCGGTCTTACCAACTTTACTTACCTGAACATTCTCATTTGATAGAACAAAAAGAAGCTGCCGAGCCGCCGACAAAAAAGGTTGCAAATGGTAATAGCAACGAAGACGAGGAGAAAAGCAAACTGCGTGCAGATGTGGCAAAGAAGCGTTTTGAGAATGTCATGGCGAGCGATGGACATCCGTATATATTGTACCGTACTGGCAATACTCTGAAATGCCAAGCGGATCATTTAGAATGGAATGGTCTTATCCTTGCAAAGGATGATCAATGGTGGAACGACCATTTACCGCCGATTGACAAAGATTGTACGTGCTTTATTCAAGCGATTACAGAATCACGAAAAGAAAAATTAGAAGCAGAGGGGATTACCCTTTCGCCTGACATTAACGGTAACGGCGGCGGAACGATACGAGTTAAAACCAGCGTATAAGGGTGTAATTTTTTGAGGAGGGATTTATGAGCGATGATGAAGAAAAGCGGAAAACTGCTAAGGACAAAGTGTGAATGAGCTCTAAATTAAGGTGGATGTCAAGATCTATCACAGGGCTAATCTCTTACCTATTCATATCACTGCCAGAGAAGAAATTGCTATTACTTGAAAGTGTTTTCACAGAACCTGTCCATAAGTTCGTTTTTAAACACCCGCAAATTATTTTAGTTTCTCTCGTGCTGCTTTATGTGGTTATTGAAGTTATTATAGGGCAAAGGAATAATAATAAAGTTATTAACCATCAATGTTACAATATATGCCGTTACATATATAAGCATATTGAAAAAACTATAAGTCCTGCTTTTGCACATTCCCTCAGAATCACAGTATTTAAGGCAATAAAACCTAATACCGCGGAAGTTTATTTAGAAGCGGTAAGTAGATACCAAGTAAAAGAACCTTTAAAGAAAACAAAAATAAGGTTCAAGCCAGGTGAGGGTGTGGCGGGCTCCTGTTTCCAAACACAATCTTTGGTCTTTGGGTCTTTGCCGGAATGCAATGAAACTAATCTAAATGAATATTATAAGAAATCATGGGAAGAGTACAAAATGGAACGCTCTGTAGTAGATAAATTAAACATAAAGTCATGTTTATTTCTTGGAATACCAATAAAATACTTTGACACAGAGAGGAGCTGGGGTGTATTATTGCTTGACTCTACAGAAAAAGACATGCAATCCAATATGCAGAAAGCGAGAGATATCGAAGAGATAATAGAACACTATACCGTATTTTTTACAGGGAAGGAGAAACAATGAATAGAATTAATCAATTAATGAACAGGCGGCTTAATGTGATTTGTAACCAGTTCATTAAGGAAAGGATTGGCGAAAGTGAATTGACTCTCATGCCTCCAAAAAGCAAAGTGCCAATGATCAACAATTTTAATTATGATGCAAAGCAAGACATATTTGAAATAAATTTTAAAGAATGTAATGACTGCAATCAAAAAACAAAAAATGGAATTGACTTTTTTGAGAACCAACTAGGACATTTGGTTGCTATACGTATTCGTAATTTTTCAAAATTAGATGTAAAGGAAATTAAACTAAATGTACTCAGTTCCATAAAAAATGAAATTGAGCACTTATCTCTTGAGCTTATACAAAAGCGGAACATTCTGGATAATGTCATCGATAAGCGCAAGCTAATGTTTCTGGACAACTTAGTTAAGCATGACTATAAAGAATTAAAAAGTGACTTATGCAATAAAGTTACCCTGTAAAATTATTATTCTATTGAATAATAATATCCTTCTCTACCTCAATCCGCTTCTGTAAATACCACGCCGCCTTTTGCAAGTCCTCTAGAGCCGAGCCCTTACGCCCTGCGCGGGCGATGTACTTGCCGACCTGCCACAACAGCGGGTCTGAAGCGAACCAGTCCATCAGCACATCGATAACTTCATAGTTGCCGAAGGTGTAATGCTTAGGATGATTGATAGGATCGTTTTTAGTTTCTGCTATTGTCTTTTTCATGTGCTGGCAAAATACCTATAAAGTTTTAGCGCCGTCCGCACGTCAGGACGGCTTGACGTTGCAGTGTAGTAACTAGCCTATGCCTGTTGCACTGGTAAAGCGTTTGGTCAAGCAAGCTTCGCTTAAGCCTTTCACGCACCAAGAAGCGGCAATTACAACAAGCACCGATAAAATCAGGATCGTCATTGCCGAACTTGGAGCAAGAAAAAGCATTCCGAATGCAAAAGCTGTTAGTGCAACAAGGGCGAGAACGCAAAGCATAAACAGCAGCTTCCATACGTTTTTCATTCGTTTACCTCCAATAAAAAAATTGCGGGGAAAGTCGCCCGCTACGACATCCAATTACCAAAAGGAGTACCGATATGACCGTTATACTGCCTAAGAAAACAGAAACTATAGTAACAGCGGTTACTATAAAAATGCCTCGCAGGGTGTTTATTCTTTTCGTATGGATATACAAAGAAAATTACTTACCGTTAATCAATTTTCACGGTCGGGTAGAAAACTATCAGGTGTGAAGGGAATTGTTTTGCATTGGGTGGCGAACCCTAAAAGCTCTGCAATGGGGAATCGTCTTTACTTTGAAAATTTGAGAACCCAAAGCCCAGATAACCCGCAAGTGGTATACGCTTCTGCTCATTTTGTTGTAGGTATTTCTGGCGATATTGTGCAATGCCTACCTACCGATGAAATGGCGTATCACGTTGGAGCGAAGTCGTATAAGCCTGAAGCAATTACAGCGTTTGGGCATATTCCAAATAACTGCACGATAGACATTGAGCTTTGTCATCCTGAATGGAACGGCAAATTCACTACCCAGACGCTTGCAGCGGCAACTGAGCTGTGCGCTACCTTGTGCGTGCAGTTTGATCTTGATCCGATTTCCGGCATCTGGACTCACCACGGCATCACCGGCAAGTGCTGCCCTAAGTGGTTCGTGGATAATCCGTGCGATTTTGAGTTTTTCCGCAATGATGTTGCTGCGGACGTTGAGCGATTAAGGGGGAATGTATGAGCGAAGAAAACAAAAGCCACGTTGCAAAAGATGTGTCGCTGAAATCGATGATAGTTTCGGCGGTGTGGATCGGCGTGCTGTCGCTGGCTAAGGCGTTTTGGGGGTTGGTCTCCGAGCGGGCGTTTGGCTTAACGATCAACGAGATCGCTCTGTCTGGGGTGATGCTTGCGGCGGTGTTCTCGCCAGTGTATTTGTCGATTATCCTTGACAAGATCAAGGATATAAAAATCGGCTAGGGGGACTAATTGAAATGTTCAAAGCTCTTATTTTTATTGCTGTTCTCACCGCTGGTCTTACCCTCGCAGGATGCCAGAGCACAGGACAGCCGCTGGTTATTGATACCGGGGATTTTGAACGAGTTCGATTTGAGATTGAACAACTTAGAAGCGAATATGCTACGCTCCAACAGTCTTACCGAGAGCTTACAGAGTCAAACCGATTCTATGCAGAATTCTATAGAAGCACAACAGAGGCAATTGGACGGGGCTTGGGAGAGCTTCACACTATCGGAACAGACAGCCAGAGCGAAATCGCACGACTTAGAGAACTCGTTGGAATCCTTAGGAGTATCGTATCGATCATCATTGACGCGGACGCAGATATTGGAACGGGAGAACGCTGACCTTGCGATCAAGGTCGCCAAAAAAGACCGCGCCATTGCTGTACTGGTAAGTATTATTGTTATGGGTGTTGCGGCTGCGGTTGCAGCCGCAGCTTTAAGGAGAATGAAGTGGAGATAGCTAAATTTATTTTTACGGCGATAGGGACGTTTTTATCAGTTTTTTCTCTTTCGTTTGCGGTGTTCCAATACTGGCGCAAGAAGCAGGATGAGAAGATTGAGCTGTTCAGGGAGTCCGTTGAAAAGATGGTACAGAATGAAAGCGACAGCCGTCGTGATGCAGTATCGCAAATACAGGGGCGCGTGAAGTCGCTAGAGGAAACGATGTCGCAGCGTTTTGAAAATCGGCTGAGCACCATCGAAGGCGAACTGAAAGGAATGCGTGGAACGCTGGAGAAAATACAGCAATGGTTTATAGATAATTCCGGCGGGGCGAAATGATGGCGAACATTTTCCTGCCGCTCAGGCGCATTGTCATATTGCAAGGACTGGAACAGTCCGCTGGACGTGAACTTTCCAACGAGATGCTCCAGCGTCTGTTGAAGGCTCATTGCCACCGCTGTTCGATAGCGGAAGTGAACGAACAAATTGCGTGGCTGGAAAACCGCGGCTACGTTACTGCGGCGCGGCTGGGGGATTCAGGGTTTATCAACGTACATATCAGCCGCGCCGGTATTGATGTCGCGCTTGGCAATGCGCGCGCAGATGGCATTGATCCGCCACCGGAAGATTAACTATGGGAAAGAAATCCTCGGTTGACTTATTGCCTGAAGAGTTGCGCCAGAAGCTGTTAGAGCTATTACATAACCCTGCGGTAACTCAAGCCCAAATAGCGGAGGCAATTAACGAGGCTGCGGGCGCAAAGGTTATTTCCAAGTCAACAGTGAACCGCTATAAACTTCGCATGGATAAGTTTGAGAAGAAAAACAAACAGGTTCGCGATTTGGCGGATGCTTATGTTGCAAAGTACGGCGGAACGGAGCGCAACAAAATTGGGCAGGTTGTGAACGAACAAATAAGGCTTGCGATTTTTGATTTAATCGGGGAAGTCGAAGAAATAAAAGAATCCGGCGAAAGCGAAGAATTAAAAATTGAGGCGCTCACCGATATTTTGTACAAACTGTCGCGGGGGCTTCGCGAGCTTGAACAGGCTGACAAAATAAACTCCGAACGCACGAAGGAAATCCGCGCGGCTGCCCTTGCTGAAGCGGCAAAGGTTGTTGAAAAAGAAGCAAAGTCGGCGGGGCTGAATGAAGCGGCTCTTGAGATTATCAAAAAGAAAATACTGGGTATTTAGATGAATCTTGATATACTTCTGCCGTATCAAAAGAAATGGATTTCTGATACTTCAAATGTAAAGGTCTGGGAAAAATCGCGGCGCATCGGAGCATCATACGTTGAAGCACTTGCGTCAGTGCTTGAAGCGGCGAAAATAAAAGAAGCTGGCGGTCAGTCGAGCTATTATCTTTCGTACAGTAAAGAAATGACCCAGCAATTTGCGCGGGACTGCGCGTTTTGGGCAAAGCATATCAACGCCGCCGCGCAGGAACTGGAAGAGATAATTCTTAAAGACGAAGATAAGGATATTACCGTTTACCGTGTTCGCTTTGCTTCGGGATTTGAGATATGGTGTTTGCCTTCTGTTGCGCGCTCCCTGCGCTCAAAGCAGGGGCGCGTCATTATTGATGAAGCGGCTTTCGTTGATGATTTAAGCGAGCTGGTAAAAGCGGCAATGGCGCTGCAAATGTGGGGCGGGTGCGTTCGTATTTTGTCAACGCACAATGGCGATGATAATCCCTTTAACGAACTTATCAAAGAAGTTAACGCGGGTAAGCAAAGTTATTCCCTTCACCGCACCACGTTTGACGAAGCGCTGGCGCAAGGGCTGTACCAGCGTATCTGTCTGGTCAAAGGGTATACCTGGACTGAAGAGAAGCAGGAGCAATGGCGGGCGAAAATTGTCGCGAGCTACAGAGACGATGCGGATGAGGAATTATTTTGCATTCCGACCAAAGCCGGTACTCGCTACTTTCCAACAACGCTTATTGAGTCTGTTAGCGATCCTGACGCGACCGTTATCCGCAAATCGTGCGAAGATGCGTTTACGTTTGAACGTGAAGATAAGCGCATTAAAGAGTTTGACAAATGGCTCAAGCGCGAAGTGCGGGATATTTTGCTTACGCATAAAAACCCTGTTTACATAGGGGAAGATTTTGCGCGGTCTGGAGACCTTACAACGATCTTCTTTGATGAAGAAATGCCTGACGGAAAACTGCTTTCATTCCTTGTAATTGAATTACGCAATGTGCCGTTTGCCCAGCAGTGGCAAGTTATTAAGTATGTGATGGATACCTTGCCGAACTTTTCAGGTGCGGCGTTTGACTCACGCGGCAACGGGCAGATGATCGCGGAACTTGCAGCGCAGGAATATCCGGGTTACGTCAACCAAGTGATGATCTCCACAAAATGGTACGCGGAGAATTTTCCCAAACTAAAAGGGCGCATGGAAGATGGCGCGACAACCATTCCCGACGATCCCTTTATCCGCGATGACTTCCGCGCTGTAGGTCTTAAAGCGGGTGTTCCGTGCGTGCTTGAGCGTTCAGGATCACCGCGGGAAAAGCGGCACGGTGATGCGGCGATTGCGAAACTGATGGCAACATTTGCCGCGCTTGAAGATGATGCGAAAGGCTGGCATCCGTATAAATACGAAGCGGTGGAAACTGAAAACCGTTACCGCGCAAAGGGAGATGATTCATGGGACTGATAGAATTCTCGAAAAAAATAATCGGCAATATGCTCACTTTGAAAACGGAAAGCGCGTTTGCTGTGCCGAACTCAAACCGCGACTTGTGGAGCAATAACCTTGTCAACGGGCTGAAACCGGAATATCTTGCGCAAGTCTTGAACGATGTCCGAGCGGGGGAAGTTCCGAGTGTGTATCTTGAAATCGCGCAGGAGCTTGAACAGCGCGACTTGCATTACCGCAGTGTATTGTCCACACGCAAGCACGCTGTCGAAGGGCTTGATTTATTTGTCGAGGCGGCGAGTGAAAGCGATGAGGACAAGGAAATCGCTCAGGCTATTGAAGATGATATTCTCAAACATTCCGACATTATGGATTTGCGGAAAAACGCGCTTGACGCGCTGGGCAAGGGGTTTTCGGTCAACGAAATTTTGTGGGATACTTACGGCAAACGCTGGAAGCCGAAAGAGTTTTTATTCCGCGATCCCCGCTGGTTTGCATACAATAAAGAGAACGGCAAATTATGCTTGCGCGAGCCGCAGGGCAACGCGCTTGTTCCGCTTGAACCGTACAAGTTTATCGTGCATGAGCCGAACCTGCTTTCGGGTGTGCAAATTACCAGCGGGCTTTCGTTTACCGCGCTTTTTTACTGGCTGCTAAAGTCCTACGATGTTACCAGCTGGGCGGCGTTTATCGACCGCTTCGGCTATCCTGTTCGTATTGGCAAGTACGGGCATAAGGCAACCGATGACGACATCAAAACGCTCAAGCGCGCTGTCGCTTCAATCGGCAGCGATGTCGGCGCGATTATTCCTGATTCGATGATCATCGACATTATCGAATCGAAAACAACCGGCGTAAATACCGCCGCCTACAAAGACATGGCGGAATGGGTCAACAAGGAATTATCGAAGCTGGTGCTTGGGCAGACTGCCAGCTCTGAAGGAACGGAAGGCGCGCTTGGCAACCAGCAGGGGCAGGAGCAAGT